GGGGGTAAAAACCTCAGGGATAATTAAATCACTTCTTAATGTAGCCATTAAAAAATGTACTAATGATTTTTACTTTTCGGTGACAACACCTAACTCATACAAACAAGTTAATCTTATATTAACCGCTAACAGCGTTTTTGAGCATATTATATTTATTTATATCTGTTCGATAAAGTCTAGCTTGTTCTGTTAAATTAAAAGATTCTTTAGAAAAAGGATTACTTTCTCCTATTATTACGTCAGCAGTAACTTTAGTTGTTGTTGCTCCACCACCTTGTGGTCTAGGATTTTTTTGCACCCATTGTGGCATTTTTTGTTGAGCCCATTCTTTTACAGGAGTTCTGTTATATCCATCAACAATTACAACTGTGCCATCTGGTTCTCTGGCTAATTGTTCTTTATTTATTTGCGAAAGTGCGTATTGAGGATCATGAACAATATCAGCTAGAGCAGTAATAGCAGGAGTTTCAATTTCTAATTCTCTTTGTCTTTGCTCAAATTTACTTATTTGTTCTTTATAAGCTGCCTCTGCATCTCTAAATTGTTGAGCTTGTTTAGCTATAGCTTCATCATATCTGCCTTTAGCTTCCAGTTCTTCTTGTTCTTTTTTTTGTTTAAAAGCAATCAATTCATTTACATCTACATCAGGAGGAATTGCTTTTCCTGCTTCCTTAGCTTTAATATTTTGATCTAATAATTTAGCATTATTAGCTTTTAATTTTTGCAATTCTTCTTGAAGTGCTGCATATTGCTCTGGAGATGGATTTGGTTTGATTGGTTCTTCAGTCATAAAAAATCGTAATATTTATTTATAATATTACCTTAAAATTACCATTTGACCTTATGTGACCAGTATAAAGCTGAAAAAATTGAAGGATTTGGATTTTGTGCATTATGTCTTGCATAATATGACTTTCTTCTTGCTTTATCTTTTTTACTAGAAGGATTTTTACCAGCACCTTTAACTCCCTGTTGACCAAATCGTATTAATTTAGTTTCAGAACCTTTTTTTGCTAAAACAACATGAGACTTTGTAGGGTGTGAAGGCGTAGCTTTAGCTTTATTTACAGCAGATAAACCATATTTATTTAATTTTCGTTGAATTTTTTCTTTTTCAGTCATTTTCCTATTTTTCTCATTGCTATTCTATGTGCTTCTGTAAAAGTTTTACCATCTAACATTAATTTTGTCATTTCTTTTATGTGCGCTTTTGTATGACCATGTGCTTTTTGATGTCTCTTTAAAGCATCTTTTTGAGGCTTTTTAAGTCGTTGTCTACGTTCTGTCATTTTTTTTTAGGTGATTTTTTTCTTGCTGCATGTATATCATTATCTGCTTTTCTTGCTCCTCCTTTACCTGAAACAAAACTATTTACTCTTCCCATAGCCCATGCACCACTCGAAACATTTCTAGACCCAGAACTTATATAAGCAGCAATTCCCCTTTTATAAACTTTACGCAAATCTCCAACTGTATAAATACTGTTTTTTGCTTTTTCACTTAATTTTTTTGTTAAAGCATCAGCGCCTTTTTTTGTTTTTGTTTTTGACATTTTGAGAAGCTCTAAATTTTGAAATAGCTTTTAAATCAACTTTTTCTCCGCGTTTATATGCAGCCGCAGTTCTTTTTATTTCTGCTGCTTTTGCTGCTTTATTTTTTGCACCGCTAAGATATTTTTTAGCAATACCAGTTTTTTTATCTTTAGGAACTTTTCTAAACCGTTTAGTCACTTTTCTTTTTTGTTTTTTTTGCTTTAGGCTTTACTTCACAGTTTTCAGCTTCAGGCTTTGGTTTATCATAAGTTTGAACTTTAAAAGTATATCCCATTATTTTTTACCTCCTTTCTTTTTTTTCTTAGTGCCTTTAGGCTTCATTGATCCATAATGTGAAGGCATAATAATTTAAGTAGCTGTTTTTATCTTACCTTTTTTTACGTTTTTTAGCAGTTTTTTTTCTACCTGCTGAAGATAATGCAATAGCTATTGCTTGTGATCTTGATTTTCCTTCATTCATTAACATTCTTATATTACCCGTTATTGTTTTTTGAGATTTTCCTTTTTTAATTGGCATTAGGATATTTTTTTGCAAGTTGTTGTAATGATAGCTCAGATCCATCTTCACGGATAATTTTTTTTAAAGCATTAGTAGCGTCAAGCTGTTTTTTTCCTCTTTTAGGACTCATCAAAAAATTAAAATATCTTTTCTTTTTGCCTAACACTTTGTCTTGAATATCAGGATTATCTTTTAACCAGTTTGCATAATTTGTATCTTGCGGAACTCGACCTGTTGCAGAGGGCCTTGTGTTTGGAAAGGCTCTGGCAAGATCATCATCATCAATAATTGGAACAGTTGTAGATCTGCAATTGAAATGTTGTGGAGGAACAGGCCCTTGATCATATTTAAATAACTGACCATCTAATCTTTGACAGATAGAACTTGTCCTTGCATCAAGTGTCGCAACATATTGATATTTTCCAGTAATATCTTTGTTTGCTGCATAAACTGCTTGACTTGCTGCATTTTGAACTTGATTAACAGTTGTTCTAACTACTGTTTGAATTTGTTTGTTTGACAAAAGCATTCCTTCTGAATCTTTCAAAGCAGAGTTTAGTGCGATTGCATTTTGAGGTTTACTAACAAAACTTAAATTAGGACCTTTAAGTCTTCTGACAATTTTTGTTAAAGACTCTCCTTCCAAAACACCAAGTCGGATTGCCTTTGAAAGTCTCGAAGCTGAATCATCAGCAATACCTCTAAATGCTTTTTTGACTGTTTTTCCGTTTGGTAAAGATATATCTGAACCTCTTTTTGCAGTTAAAGCAAACTGTGTAGTTCTAAATACTCCATCTTTATCACGCAAACGGATAGTCAAAGCGGTTGGATCTCTAGTCACAACTGATTTAGCAAAGTCAGGAGAAACAGCAACGGTGTTTACTTGAAACTCTCCTTTCGGAAGGACACGTTGGAGTTGATCTTGCACGAAACCAACTTGAAATTCTGCTAGGTTTTGCAATTCATCAATCATATAAACAGCACTTTCGTTCTCCCAGCTTTTTAAACTATCTACCATTTGAGCTAATATTGATCTAAGTCTTGCAGTTGTTGCTGGGCTGTTTCCTTCGAGATCTCTTATCTGCCTGAGAACATCAAGGATAACTTCATTAAATTGAGTGGCAATTTGAAATTGCACTTTATTGCTATATCTGTTGAGATCTATAGCTTCTCTATAAAAAGCCTCTGGAACTGCCATCTATTAAGCTGCTTCACTTTCTTGGTTCATTTCAATTAACCCACCCGACTGCGTTTTTTCTAATTCTTCTTCGATATCAAAGTCATCACCGAGTATTTCTCCACTTGCAAGTTGCTCAAGAAGTTTCTCTTGGCTGATTCCATTTGCAGCATATATTTTAAGGAGACTGTCAATCTCTGCTGGCTCAAGCCTTGCGGTTACAAAGTCTCTATTAACAAAAGAACTGCCAGCGTTTGGTTCGTTTAGATATTCACTATGAAACTTAAGACAATTATCAATCAAGTCTTGCATCTGTTGGGCTACGACCATCATTGTGCTGTCATTCTGTGATCTATCTATTCTCTTGGCCTCTGCTGTCTCGCCAACTAACTTCTGCCCAAGTACCGCAGCTAATGACAATGTATTGATCTGATCTTTCAAATCTTCAAGCCTTCTGAATTGACTTTCATAACTATCACTTGATGGGCTGATATATTCCATCCTTGATTCGGGTGGTAATGATAGTGCTTCACTTGGCCCTGTTGTAATCTCATCACTGTTTGGATAACCAAAAACTGCAAGTAAAGGAACTGAACTGATATGCAGAATATTATCAAGGTCACTCTGTATCTGATAATGCTTAAGATTCAATTCTGCTATGTCATATAAAGGGCTTCGGCTTTCGTAATATCCAACTCGGTTTGAATATGCAACAGAAAAAGGAATTTTATCCTTTATGCTCATCTCTCCCTCATCATGTAATTTATATTCACCTTTTTTGTCTTTTCTATGTATCTCAAACCGCCCAGGTTCTAATACTCTGATCTGCTTTACAATCTTTTCCCCATATTTTCCATCAGGCTCAACAACCTGTTCCATCAGTCTTAATTGAGTAAGCTGCCTTACACCATCAATAACTTCTGTCCTCCATCCCAGAATATTTTTTGGCTCGTATGTTACCCAATATGGTCTAACCTTCTCTCCATCTTTTGGAGCATCTACAAGAACACCACAATGACCGTAAGAAATAACTGTTCTTGCCGTAGTGTAAAGCCACACATTCAAATCATCGCCCTCTAACGAAACGTCAAAAAGCTGCTCCCTTACTAAGTCGGAGACACCATCAAGGCGGACAGGTTTTCGTACCAACATTCCAGCTAACATCTTCTCGATTCTCTGCATGAAAGGAACTACATTGCTCCTGGAGAGTCTACGATCATAGCTATCGTCTACTTCGCGTTCAAGTTGTGGAAGATATTTTCTATGCTCACTGCGAATTTTATATGTTCCCTCTTTCAAATCTTCAATCAGACCCCAGAAATTAGCCATCCTTTGATACGCAGCATTTGGACTTGCAACCGTTGTGGGAGCTAGTGTTACAGGCTGATTGTAAATATTCAGAGAGCTATACACGGTTTTTCCTCATAGTACCATTACTTTTAA